CGCGTAGCCGGAACCGCCGCCGGTCACCGCCGCACCAACCGGGCACCCTGTCAGGTTCGCGATCCGCCGCGTGAAACCGTCGCTTGTAACAATCTGCGCGCCGCTGCCAGGGCGCTGGTCCGTGCGCCAAATGCCGGTGATCGGGTCGAGCCACTGCAGGACGCACACCGCACCGGTATCGACGATCCAGCCGTTCGTGCCCGTGCTCGGGATAACGATCTCATCGCCCGGCGAGATGCCGACGAAGTTGGCCGGGGTGTTCTGCGGCGCGTTGTTCAGATTCCCCGGATACAGGGACATCGGATACGGAAGGCCAACGCCCGGACCCGAAATAATGATACTCATCGTTCCGACTCCTTAATAGGCATTCCCACCAAATCCGTAACACCAGAACCCGGACACTGATTTCGCCGACACGAAGTCATACCCTAGCACGACAATCCCCTGCTGGCCGATCTGACCAAGAGGAACCAGCGAATAGAAGCCGCTGAAGTCCATTGCCGCGTCTTCGCTGATGTAGATATTGCTGTATTTTACGTTCACGCCCCACATGTTGCCGACCGGCACGAAATGGTCGGCGAAGATCGGCACGCCCGAAATGTTCATATTCGGGAATGACGACCTGATCGGCGTATCGATCGAGAACCGGTTGCCGGGCTCGACGTAGCCCTGCTCCACCCCGATGAAGTCGTTGTTCGTGGTCGCGAAGTCAGCCGGGTTCATGACGATGTAGGTTGGCGCCTCGCCGCCCGCGGCGTCCGTCACCTTCTGGATCAGCGTCGCCATCGCCTTGCGGTTGAAGCCCGTAGTATTGGTGGTGAAGTTCGTTGCCCATGTCGTGCCGGCGCCAGCGTTGATATACTGCCCCTGGAAGGCCGAGTTGCCCGCCGCGTTGCGGTTGATGCCGCCATAGGTCGGCGCGTTGGTGCCGTTGTCGAAAGCATCGACCATGCTGTTCGGATACAGCGGGTTCGCCGTGTTGTTCGTATAGAGCAGCCGGGCGATGTTCTGCCGGGTCACCGCATAGGCGTCATTCATACGCGCCTTGAGCAGCGAGATTTCCCGATCGGTCGCCTGGATGATCGTTTCACCGAACGGCAGGGGGATCGGAACAACCCAGTAGGCGAGGTTCCACTGGCCGTTCTGGATGCCGGGGGTAATAACTGGCGAGTTAAATCCACCGCCGTATCCGGTGAACTGGCCCTGAACCATGCTCTGACCCTGCATGGGGATCGTGATCTGGTTCAGGCCGCCCGCTGCTTTCTGGGCATTTCCCCAGAGATAGAACAGAGACGGAGAGGCGAAATAAATCTGGACGAACAACTTCCGGACAAACGCGCGTCTGGTAGTGGCCGTCAGTTCGTTATAAATATTGCCCGCTGCGGGGGCGACGCCTAAACCGGGGATCGGCACGTCTCTACACTCCTACTCAGCGCCTGGCGCCCGTTTGGCTCCGAAAATCCTTCAGTGTCGCCTTGATCTCCCGATCGAGCGCGCCTTCGTCATCGCCCTTCGAAGCGATCATTGACTTGATGAACGTGTCGTCTTCCGCGTTGCCATCGAAGAAGCCCCACGAGCCATGACCGTTCGGCTGGACCGGCTCGGCCGGCGGGTGCAGCTTTTCAAACAGCGCGGCAGCGGCTTCGAGGTCGGGGATACCGCGGTCCTGCGCCATCTTCTCGATTGCGTCGATCCCGTCATCCCGCCATCCCGCCTGGCGCAGCGTGTTCTTTTGCCGCTCCCATGAGCGGGTGAACTCGGCAACCTGGGCGGCCTGGGCGCGCTCGGCTTTCTCAGCCTCGCGTGCTGCCTTTTCCTCGGCGAGCATCGCGCGGATTTCGTTGACCTGCGCATTGACGGGCTCGGCCGCGTCAAGCTCCGGGATAACCGCGCTCGGGTCGGATTTCTTCCGCGCCTGGAGCAGAAGCTTGCGCGCGTCCTTGTCGCCCATCATCTTGTTGACGGCGGCGACAACGGCCTGCGCGTTCAGGAATTCGGACTCGTCTACCTCGCGAACCGCCATGGATTAGGTCTTCGATCCGGCGTTCGGGACGTGGCTGATGCTCATGTCGGTCGCCTTCGAGCCGCCCGGCAGGTGCGACTTCCGGCCGCCGATCTCCATCTCTTCCATGTTCACGCGGACGATCTGCGCGTCAGACTTGGGGATAGACTTTGTGTTGTCCTGGAAAATATTCGGCATTTGAATACCTTACCCTGCCATCGGTGGAGGTGCGCCAGCGCCCGGCGGGGCTCCCGGCATCGGGGGGCGCGGACCTTGCGCACCCATGGCGGCCATCTGCGGCGCCATTTGCATTTTCTTTTGCATCATCGCCTGCATGGCGTTCTGCTCGCCTTGCGGCGTGCTGCTGCCAGGCGGCACGTGCTTGCCGATATCGACCAAGGCTTTCGACAGCGCTTGGCCGACCGGCGTAGACGCGCCGACTTTGGCAATAGCCATTGCCATGCCGTTCAGGAGCATCCCGACGATCTGAATACCCTGCGCCGCGTGGCCGAGGTTCTGGGTCGGCGCCGTTGCAGGGGAGGAGCCGATAGGCGGCTGACCCGGCGTTGGCGCTCCTCCAGGCGGTGCGGCGGCACCGGGAGCTTCAGGCGGTGGTGTCGGCGGGGCTTCGCCCGGAATCGGCATGGCTCTGGACTACATCCGACGACCGCGCTTCATATTCCTGAAGCGGATCATATTAGTGCTTCCGGCCGCGGCCCTTGGGACGACGACCGCGAACGCCAATTTCCTTAATCATAGCGATCTCCTGAATAGTGACACGATGCCCGAACGCTCCTCGTTATCGCCGCCACTCGGGTCATTTCTGACTCGGGAGACAGTTAAGTCCGGGCGCCGCAGTCAGCGCTTACACGCGCGCGCGGCGCAATGGCGGCGTTCGCTTATTTCGCTAGGCGCGCTTTGATCGCGTTGGTAAAAGCGTGTGATGGCCGAACCGCTGGATATCGACATCCCGAAATATCTCAGCCCGAAGCAGGGCGCGGCCATGGTCGGGGTGTCGTTGACGACGCTTTATACCCGCCTGCGCGGCCCCAACCCGCCGCCGCATCGACGGATCGGCCGCAAATGGCTCCTGCCGATCGAGGCATTCACCGAATGGGCATCACAGGACGTGATAGAATGATGGAAGACCTGCGCGTTCTCAGCCTGGAACGGACCCCCCATCGCCTGGAGCTATTCCATTCCCGCAACCCGCATGTCCCATGCGTCGTGCAGACCGCGGTCGACGGTCAAACAGTGGACCGCTTACGTTACCCGTCGCTGAAGCATTCAGACGGCGCGCTCGGGTGTCTCCTGTCGCACATGGCGTTCTGGGATGAGGTGATCGAGGCAGGCCGGCCGATGACAATCTTTGAGGACGACGCGATCGTGCATCTGTCGTTCATGGGCGCGCACCGGAAGGTCTTGGAATCGCTCCCCAAGGACTGGGACATCATCCTGTGGGGATGGAATTTCAACGCGCTCCTGATGTTTGATATGGTCCCTGGCGCCTGGGGCGGCATGCAGTGCGAGCTTGGCGAGCTGCGCCGGCACATCGATCGCTACCAGAACTGCCGGCTCGCGGCGAATGCCTCGAAGCTATATCGGGCATGGGGGACGGTCGGGTATGCGATTTCGCCGTCAGGGGCGAAGTTCTTGCGCCGGCAAGACGCCATCACGCAGGATGTGGTGATCCAGTTTCCCGACATGGGGGAAACGCAGGTGCTGAACGTCGGCGTGGACGTGATGATGAACGCTTTCTACCCGATGATGAACGCGTTTGTTTGCATTCCACCGCTCGTGGTGACCACTATGGATGACTCGACCATTGGTCCGACCGCCTAGATTCCTAAGTGAAACTGGACAGGCTTCGGCATTCGCATACGATGTGGTGATCGGCTTCGGCTGGTATGGGCATCGTTTTGGTTTCCCTCTTCCATAGCGATCGGCGGCCATCCTTTCCGCAATGGTTTTACGGAGCCCGGTTTGCGCACCGCAACGGCCGTGTACGTTCGGAGCCGTTCGCTTAGCGAGGATGGCCATGTAGCGGCGTCCGATCGGCGCCGGTCAAATCGGCTCCAACCAACTGTTATTTCCTGAGCGGCCAGCAGTCGAGGCACCAAACCTGCATGGGAACTTCGGGTGCCGGCTTTAACTTGAACAAATTACCATGCTCTTGATCCTCAGCGACCGTGCCGGGCGAGCATGCAAACCACCCGCCTCCGCAGACTTGGCACGCCAGAGTGGCGATATCGAGGGTTGCGGTATCAGTCAAAACGCTATCGCCAGCGCACGGAGCCCGGACAGACGCTTGTTACTCTGGCGGCGAATTGCCTTGGGGCTGTTCAGCCTGCTGTCCAAACCACCCTTTGGGCGGCCCATGGGCTTGCTGCTGCTTTTGCTCGCCTTTTTCTTCGTGACCGACATTTCTAACCCCCCTGAATGCGCCGGGCGGACGCTGTGTGAAGCGGAGAGAGGGGAGGTCTCTTATCCCCACACAGCGCTCCGTATCCCGCCCGGCTTGAATACGTCTAACAGACGTATCTTTGACGGTCAACTACCGTCTCTTAGACGACGCCTGTTTTTCGATGATTTTCGCGTATTCCTCCGGGTTCTGCTTCTGGAGCTGCTGCATCAGCGCCGCTTGCTTCTCTTCCTTGGCGCGCAGACGCGTCAGGATGATGTCCCTATTCTGGAATGGCAGCATCTCGATGGCAGATTCGGGGTCGATGATGCCCAGCTTCAGGCCGCCCACGATGAGCGACTGATGATCGTCGGCGAAGATCGGCGACGTGGTGTGGCCGTCCACCGTCACACGCCGATCTTCCGGCAGGTCGGCCAGAAGGAATTGCGTCTCGTTCGGGTGCTTCGGATCGGTCCAGTAGGCTCGGCCGTCCTTCGCCTCCATGATGCTCAAACGCAGATCACCCGCCGCGGCGCACTGCCGCTCGATCAGCAAGGACCGGTCCTTCAGACGCGCACCCGCCGCCTTCATCATTGGGTTGCTCTGCACGCCGCTGCGCACGCCTGGCTCGCCCTTTCCCGACAGCATGTTGTCAAAACCGCTAATCATTTCAATGATCTGGATCAGCTTCTCCAGAAGCGGTAACGCCTCGGCCGGGAACTTTGGCGTCAGGTCCACGGCGCTTCCGCTCGGGCCGAGGTTGGCATACCCGGCCTGGCGCATCTGGTCGTAAAGCTCATCCGTCAGCCCGTCGCCTGAGAACGCCAGGAGCTTGTCGACCTGCAGACCGAACAGCCGGCGAATGTCCGACGCGGTTTCGGCAAGGAAGTCTTGCGGGTTGATCAGGTCGGCGATCTCGCTGCGCCCCCACAGGTTGCCCGACGTGGGGTTGGCCTGGATCAACGTGAACGGGTGCAAACCGCACTGGTGACCCGATATCAGCAGGTTGGACCGCTTCCACCGCGGCGCGATCAGGATGTCAGGCTCGATGATCTGGATCGTGGTGTAATCGTCGCCGTCCCACATCCACGTCTCGTGCATCACCGCTATCGGCGCCGCGCCGGACGGGCCGACGCCGCCATAGTTCGGGTCCGTGGACAGTTGCACGATGCCGCCGGGGACCGGCCGCGACGCCGCACCGGCCCCGGTGTTGATCTGCGAGGTGTTCAGCACCTGGTGGAAAAAGCTGTTCGCAACGTCCGTCGCGCCGGGCGCGGCATGCTGCTTGATCCGGTCAAACAACTGCCGCGCGTCCGGCATGTGGTAGATTCGTCGCCACACTTCCGGCATCGTCAGCGTGACGCTCTGGGTCATCGCCGGCTGGTCGTCCAGGGAGTTGGTGTCCGGCCTGTAGACCCCCATTTGCCATGGCATCACGAGGCTGGAATGGTAGGTCGGAAGCTTCTCTGATCCGTCCTGCGTGACCCACTGTTTCAGGAAGCATGAACCGTATTTCAGCGCCTCGAACACCCCCTGGGCGAACAGGATGTCGGTGTTCGTCCGCTCGAATGAGCGCGCCAGGAGCCGGGTCGCGACGTTGCCGCGCTTGAGGATTTCTTCCGGGTATTCGTTCTCGAAATCCATGGAGAAACGGATTTCAGTCGGCGAGAACAGGTGCGACGCGAGCC